ATTCACACTTCTGCCACTCCCAATTCTGTAGTGATGCAGTGGGGCGTTGCGCCGTGGAACGTCGGAGTTCCAAGTGAAACGTTCCTGGATGGTTCCCCTGTTTCGGAGTATAATACATACGCAAGTTACGTCAATTCTGCTTTCACTTTCTGGAGAGGCGATCTCGTCGTAACAGTCGAAGTCGTCGCACAAGCATTCTCGAAGATGGCTCTTGGACTTTCATGGTTCCCGAGCAATGATTTCTCAACTGGTGATCAACTGTTTCCTACCTTCACTGTCGACAACTTCACTTCTTCTAATTATCTAACGGAGATCGTGAATGTGTCCGGCACTACTAAGGCCACGTTCAGAATCCCATTTGTGAATACTCAATTTGCTCTGAGATCACAGGTTCATTCCGTCCACCCGAATTCTTATTCCCAACCTTGTGCAAACGGAAGAGTAGTAATCTACGTTGTGAACCCTCTGACTGTCTTCAATCCGAACGCTCTCGACACTAATCCTGTCTATCTGTGCTTCTACACGCACTGGGAGAACCTTTCTTTTGGAAGGCCGTCTGCGAACGCTCTGCACAATGCACCTGCACGATACTCTGAAGTCACGTACAATGTTCCAGGACCCGCTATTGCTGCCGAAGAGGAGCCTGAGGTGAAGTATCATCTCAATTCCGCCTCTGTGCTTGTTATGGATCCCGATTCGTTCAATGGAGAGAACGTCTGTCATCTGATGGACCTAATCCGTCGACCAGGAATCCTGACTGGCCTCGGCCTACCCGGTGTCGTGGGCAATCTTTCGACTACAGCTACGTACATTGTTTCGCTGTTCAGAAGCTTCCCGTACTCATTTTCTGCCCCCACCCTGGAGAATTTCGGACCACTCACTCCTAACGTCACTATTCCGACAGCTCGTAGGACGCAGTTCATGCCCTCCTCTTACGTCAACTATTTCTCAAGACTTTTTGTCACGTGGAGAGGCGAAGTGACTTACACAGTCGTACAGCCTTTCACCGGAAATGGTACAAACGCAGAGGGCGAGCTGTATCCGATAATGTTGAGCAACTACCAGGACGCCCGTTTTCTCCCAAGGTCCTATCCAGTAACGCCAGTCGGAAACAAAGACGCGCCAGGTGTTACTGCCCGCACCCCAGGAGGACTGCTGCCGATCGACCCAACATATGGCTCAGGCGTATTCTACAGGCCGGCCGGCCAATCAGCTAACCCTCCTTCCGTCAGTATTCCGTACTATGCAACTGAATCTCACTTCCTCACACCGGACGTTTGGACGAGTGG